TTAAACTTTACGGTATTTTTTCAACATCACATCAGGAATATGACAATAATCGTTGGGAAATTTATCTAATCGATCCTGATGTTCCTCAGCACTACGGAGATAATTTGTCAGTAAACAGACTTCGACTGCAATTTGATCTGCATCATCGCGTATGTCAATAAAATGTTGCGCTGCTTCCAAATGCTTTTTATTCTTACTATAAACGCCTGTTCGGTACTTTTCGCCAATATCTTCACCTTGCTTATTGATACTGTATGGGTCAATAATTTCGAATAGATACGTCATTAAACTTTCCACTGTTAATGTTTGAGAATCAAACGTTATTTTTACACACTCCGAATAACCATCATACTGATTTTCTAAGCTATCACTATTACCGTTTGCTCTGCCCGCTTCTGTTTTATGCACCCCAGGTATCGTTTTGATAAAAGCTTGTACACCCCAGAGACATCCACCCGCTAAATATATTTCTTCCATCTTAAACATCCTATCTTTTATGGGATTGAGTTAATTCAACTAACTCTCACTAGCAATACTATACGATGAATTATACTGGAATACACAAAAAAAAGCCCGTATCAATTAAGATACGAGCTTTCTACTTACTTAACTAAATACATGCTATTGTTTGGAATATAGCCTACTGTGTCATCTAAAACACATTTAAGCCATCTATTTTGTGATGTTCCTACCACGCGGACCTTGTCTCCCTTTTTACGTTTAGCAACAATTCTACTATCCCATTTCGACTGTCCTCTGAAGCCAATTTCGGTAACTACTGTATACACAACTGCTGGGTCTTGATCATACCAATAAAGTGTTAAACTCTCCTTATACCAATATTTCTTTTCTCGGAAAATGACTTGCACAAAATCATTTGATTGTACTCCGTAATTAATCTGTGCAGCATATCCCAAGGGTACCGTTGCTCCTACACTAGAATTCCAATCTGCTTTTGTTCGTAAATTTAAATCTTCGCGTGCATAGCGCCATAAAATGGCATTGTAAGCTTTTAAAAATAACGCTCTTTCTTCCTTACGGCGACGTACTAGCCCTGGTAATGGTTGTCCGCCTGCATTCACAAATAGTAAAAATTCATCTGCAGCATTTCCAAACTGTTTTTTATTGACATATTGTAGTAAAGTGCTGCTATACAGTGTCCCTTCGCCTAAGTTATACGTAAAAGAAACCAACGCATCAAATTGATTTTGGTTAATACTCACTTTAACTGCTTAGTTCACTGCTTTCTCAAATCTCCGAACATCACTGCGTAAATAAGCGTCAGCTTGAGCTCGGGTAATGACCTGTCCAGCCCATACATCAGGGCCATAATGTCCATAACCAATTGTCCAATATTGCTCACTCGCAACTGGTTTATAAGCAGTTAAGCGTAATCCTTCATATTCTTTAATTAAATCTAAACCAACTTTACTAATATTCATTTTATATTCCTCATTTCATTCTAATTTTGTAGTTTTGTTTAATGATGAATTCATATCAATTAAGATAGAACTATTATCTATTGTTCTATAGATATACGTTTATTTTTCTTTACATCCTTTTCGAAAATGTTAAATTGATCTAGTTGATACATCAAACTAGATTTAAAACTCCTCGCTTACTTCATTTAAATTCACCGTAAGCTTTACCTGTTTTAACATCACGAGAACACGCATAGCCTCGCTGACCATTATTTCGGATATAGGATACCCAAACATAACCATCTGATTTAACATAGCTGTCATAAATAACTGACTCGCCTTTACCTAGCGTAGCTTCTTGCTTAGCTTTGAGAGTGGGCGCATGTTTGATTGCTACTCTTGTATTAGGATAAAATACACCTTTTTCCGCCACACGCTTAAATTCCTGTGGTTTGAGAGCAGCAGGTGGTTTAATGGTATCCGTATTACCCTGTTTTTTAATTTGAGCGATAAAAAAATCTTTCAGTTTATCAATTATCGCTTGAGGTTGTTTTTGATTACTATCATAACCACAATGCTCAATTAATGATCGTTTAGGACATTCTGTTGCAGTGAATTCGCAATGTAAACGTACAGTATTACGGCTGATTGGTAAGTTATAGTATTTTAAATCATCATAAGCTTGTTTAAATGCATTTTGTTCAGCTTTTAAAAAAACTTGCTTTGTTGTTTGACGATTTCCTTTTACTTCTATACCGATATAGTAAGCATTACCTTCTACGTTAGCCGTATGCCATGCTTTATTGAATGTATCTTCCACGCGTACAATTGTCTCTTCATCCACATAATAATGTGCAAAACCTTCCTCAAGTTGTTTATTATTCATTTTCCCTAACCGCTCAATATGTGAGTTTTCACTCTTGTTGTCCCATGTATTATGCAAAACAACACCTTTAACATTGCCAATACGTTTGCCTGCGACTCCGCGACAGACCGCATTATTAATAACTTTCATTACTTACTCACCTCCCCTCAGTTCATCATACCGTTGTGCTTGTTCACTGTCTCCGGCACCTATCGTGGTAGGCTCTACAACAACACCTAACAAAACAAGGATGCTAAAAACAGCTCCTACTATATCCAATAATCGTTCTTCAATTTGTGTAAAATCAAACACTATTCCAAATAAAACCAACAATTTTGAGCATAAAAAAAGAATCGCCGGTATAAAGGCCATCCAAAATATTTTTGATTTAATACGAACTTTCCAATTGATACCTAAATAACTTTTCACTACTATCACTTCCTATAATTTTGTTAAAAAGTAGCCGATTAAAGTAATACCTAGCGTGATAATAAATCCCCACGACCATTTATTACTAATATCCATACGATCCTGACGCTTTTCAAGTTCTTTTGCTAAGTGAAAAGCTGTACCAGCAATCTTTGTGGTCTCGTCTAATCCTTTTGTATTCTCCTCAATTTTAGCAAGTTTCACTAAAATTTCAGTTTCGATATCTTTTTCCATCAATCACCATCGCCCATCTCACTCAGATAAAAACCAAATGATGTTAGCTCTTCAAATTGTTGAATTGTTAGCATTTTAGCAACAACTAACAGTCGTAGATTATCCATCGTGTATCAACCCGAATTATACGCATTTTTCACTACTTTATACATTGTGAAACACCCTCCTTATTTTCTGATTTTATTCATTAATACCTTAAATTGTTAATGTAATATCTAACGGATTCCATGCACCAGATGAACCATCCGTATTGTAATTACTAGCAGTAAATTTTACATCTCCATTTAACTCTACAATCCAGCGATTAAATCTGGCTGTACTTGCATTAACAGACGTAAGACAGAGGAATGTAAGCGCTCTATCCAGTTTTTCTATCACAGTTGATGGTAATTTGGCGATGACAGTATCTCTATTTGTAAATGCATTCATAGTTCCCTTAAAACTGAGCGAATAAATATTATTGTTACTATACAATCGATACATAGGTGCTACCGATGCAGTTACACCATTAATTAATTTTAAAGGTTGCCAACCTGTATCTGTACCTTTTAGTTCAGCTAATTCAGATGCATTGACATTTTTTTCCCATCCTACCCAAACTTTTGCAGCTGCGTTATAAGAATTACGATAAACCTGTTTCCTTGAATGTGGTGCAAATACAATTTCAATATACCCGCTACGGTATTTACGTTTAACGTATCCTGAAGTTATATTTATAGGAGCGTTTAAGGCACTTGTAACATAACCATCAAAATTTTTGATGTCCTCAACATCAAGTAAATTATAGCCTGAAATATTGATGGAAGTTCCATCTTCGTTTGTTGTTGCTTGTTTTTGCCAATGGCTCGTATCCACATCTCTCAACAGTTGCTTCCATCCGCTCCAACCACTACTTGACATAGCACCGGACACAGAGTTCACTGCTGTTAAATCACGTAATGATGGCGAGCTTGTATTTACAATAAGATTAAAAGAATCGCCTTTAGGTGGCGCATTTATCGACATTTCCTCTTTTGTAATACTATAATTACCTGCATCCGCAATTTTATACCAATCAGTTTCTCCTTTAGAAACTTCTCTGCTAAAACCATTTCCATCTGTGTAAATATAGGTATCTTTTTTCAAAGCGACATTATTATCTGCAATTGTTTGTAATAACGTATCAGTTTTAGTTGTAACGGTCGTAATCGCATTGTTAGATACATCAGTGATGATTTTTTCTCCATTTTTTACTGTTTCAATCATTTGTGACACATAATCTGTTCCACCTTTAATTGCTTCTTCAATGGCAATCACTTTACTTTTGACAACTGTTTCTAAATCATCAAAAGTTTTAATATACTCAACCTTTGTTTCAGAGCTAAAACTATTAACTAAACTAGCTTTAATCATAAATGAGAACTCACGGGTTACTATAATATTATCTTGTTGATAAAGATAAACTTGTCCTCTTACACGCCCTGTATGTTTTAAAAAGTCTTTGGGAATTGTATAGCTGACAATACCTTCTGTTTCATTAAATACAGCTAAATAATCACTTACTTTGCTACCATCTTCCGCCACTAAAAAAATGTACGTATTAATTTTTTTTGAAGATAAGTCTATCCCTTTTTCAAAATAAGTTAATTTAAAACGCAACACTGAAGTATTTATATCTTGATCATAGAACTCAACATTTAAATCTGATAATGGTTTTAAGTCAGCGTTCACATCAAGATGATTAAATTTTATTTTTTTACTACCATTATTTTTCCACTCCTTTATTAGATGATTCTTCCTGCTCCGAATCTCACCATTTCAATTTTTGAATCTAACTGTGTGGGTGTTACAACAAACACAGTAAAACTATCCTCATAGATAGTCCCAAACTTACGATATTGATATGTTTCTGTGCTATCTGGTTTAGAACATAGAGTGGCAATCGAAGGGATTTTTGTTTAAGGAATTTCTTTTAGATAATCTCCATGTACATGCCCATTAATCCATGCCAAAACATTAGTCGCAACTCCTCCAAAATCAATATCAACTTGAATAGGAAAATCTTTATCTGTTCCTTTATATGAAAGTTTAGAGCCTGTTTCAAATGCTTTTAGTAAAGCTTGAACAGCTCCAGCATTGCGCACTTCTGGATGTATAATCGAGTTACTATTACGATAGTCAACCAGACCTGTATGACTGAAAATCATAGCTTTATAACCACTTGGAATCCGCTTCATTTTATCTGCCATCCAATTTAGCTGTGTATTGGCAAAACAACCTTTGCTAGAAACTAATGGGAATTTATAATCACCATTTAGCAACTCCTGACGTGTATTAAAACTATCGAAAAAGAATACGCGGATTTTATTACGTTCATCATCATAATAACCATATGAGCCACCTGGTTCTAAAGGATTATCAATCAATTTACTTTTGTGTAACCTTTTATCAAATAAATAGTTTTTAAGCGTATCAAAACTAATAACATGTGATAAATCGTTTGCTAAATAAGAATCACCTAATGAATTATCATCATGGTTACCTCGCATCATAAAAACAGGCACTTCAATTTCCATCAACCGTTTCACAGTCTCTTCAAAAGACAGATGTACATCCGCTAAAGTGAGAGAACTCCCATCAATCACATCGCCTCCGTGTACAACATAGTCACAATTTAAAATTTTAGTAAGATTCACAAGGTTTTCCATATGATCGTATCCTGTTTTCTTTAAATAGCTAAGATTTTTATTTCTTACACCTGCATGAGTATCTGTTAAAAAAGGGACGACAACACTATTTGGCTTTCTTAACTTATTAACAGCATCTCTAACACGATATAATTCTTGTTCAATATTAACTGTCGTTTGGTAAACTAGTTTATTTTGCTTGTTCATTTCCATCCTCCTATTATAAGACTTTAAATTCTCCAACTTTTTCATCTGAAACAACTCGCTTAGCCTGAAAGAATCCACTCAATCCATTTTTTGTAATTGTTTGTACCACTGCGTTATTCGTTCCTAAAGTAGAAATTTCTATCCAGTAACCCGCACCAGTTTTAAATTCGGTAGGAATATCAGTAAGTTTATTAAACTCTGTGCTTGTAATATAGTACTCAATAGGGTATCTTACAGAACTCAATACTTTTGTTGTTTCGTCCCAATAACTAATTTTATTTGGCATACGACCTTGTGACAAATTCCATTCACCGATAATGTTAGAGCTAGGATTAATGACGCGTTCAAATGTCATTACTGTCGTCCCCTGTGCGTTGCGTTTTAATGTCTGAATAAATACCCCCCAATTATTTGTTGGTTGCACCTCAAGGAAATAGCCATGCTTTCCTGTGTGCATTGGAATATCTTTTAATTTAGCTGCTAAATCAACTGTAATATAGTAGTAGCCAGGTCTTGTTATCTTTTTTAACTCTGTCGTTCCCTCAGAAATTAATTGACTTCTACCTGAAGAAGACATCATCCTATAATTTTGCCCAAACTGAGCTAAATTAAATAATCTTTTAATATCATTGCCCTTTTGATGCAATGCAAAAAGCTGGGTCTCTCTAAAACCAATTCTTCCTCGAGTTACTGAGAACACCAAACTAAGTTTATTAGTGGTACGATTTTTTAAAAGCTGAATACCATTGGGATATCTTACGGTGCTATAATGTTCTTCTTCAATATCCCCAAAAATATCAATTTTATAATTTATTACACGTCCGTCTTCCGTATAGGTGGTAATATAGGTAGGGTTTCTAACTGAATTTTCAGATGATAACACAAACGCTTTATTATCGAAATAATGAAAACCACATAAACTACTCATAATATCGCTGTCAATTTTAATACTTTTAATAGGTTGCTGTCCGATGTCTTTGAGAGAATAAACAACAATCATTTCATCAACGATACAAGAAACAACGCCTTGGTAATTATCAATAGATACTCCAAAACGTTTTCTATTAACTGAACCATCAAAAGTTATCTTTGTTTTGTTAACTGATGTATCTAGATTACCACCCGGTGTGTATGTGAATCTTACTAAATCAGCACCTACTTCTACCCATAAATTGGCTACACCTTGTGCAAAATCACAACCTAAAGATTTCATATCCTTTCCATTAGGAATATCCATTTTATCAAGATATACACCGTTTGAATTGGTTCGTGTAACCGTTGGAATATCGGTACTAGATTGATAAGTGTAGATATAATCTCTTTGATCATCAATAGCGAAACACCCTGGAATTGTATTACTTGCTAATCCTAAATCACTATAGAAAAAGACTTCACTATTTTTCAAATCTAAAGTATTTTCTTTTAATTCAATTTCCGCCATTTTTTTCTTAAGCTCTAGCAGTTCATTCAGGATTACACCGCCGGGATCAATGCTTGATAAAATTTCTTTGACTGATTCGAACCAGTCATCAAAATCACCCATTGCATGTTCAATCCAATCCTTTAATGAATCGATTAAATCACTGGCCGTCCAAACATAATCACACCCTTGGTGCATGGGTGAAGATAATGCTGACCAAATGACGTTGTAGTTAAAATCTTTTGTACTATACACTACTTCTTTATTTGATTTAAAACTAAAATAAGCATTACAACGCCCGACAGATAACATCGCCTCTTTACGCAATTGATATTCCACAATACCATTTGTCGCGTCCACAATTCGTGCGTCATCAACCACAATATGGTTCTGTGCATCAACCATATTAAATTCTGCGGATACGCCACTTAAATTTTTCACTTTCCCATCTTCAAAGATCGTTGCACGGAAAATTTGTGATTCATCATCATCTTGTCTCACTCTAATTAATTCCACTTGATTCGCAACAGCTGTTGTACTTAACTTAAATTGATATACTGTCATTTTATTTCCTCCTTATGGTCTCTTTAATCCTAAATAGGGTGCAGGATCTTGGTATGGTCCCCACAAATCTGCTCCCACAGAGAAGTGCAAATGTGGGCCTTTTGATTGTCCTGTTGAACCCATTGTTCCAATTTGTTGCCCTTTTGTTACTTTTTTACCGATATTAACCATTCTTGTCGTTAAATGCCCATAACCGGTGCAATTATCATCGGCATGCTTAATAACGATGTATTCACCAAAACCTCCACTTGATGCTGTTGATAACGAAGCAATAACCTCTCCACTTTCGGCCGCAAAAATAGGACTTCCACTTTTATCAGCAAAGTCCATTCCTTTATGCGTTTCTATATTTCCCGGATTCAATGGATCATCACGATCGCCAAACCACGAAGTGATTTGATAACCTGGTGCAACTGGCATGCCGTATTTCCCACCTGGTTTTTTTAAATCCTTAAACTTGTCATACCAAGCCTGAGCATAATCTTCACGCTCAGGATGTGCAGCGGCAGGTCTTTCAAAGTTATAGAGGAACGCCTTTGCAGCTGTTCTAGGTGATGTTGATGCTTTGAATCCACTGACTGTTTTGGGTTCGATAGCTCCAATCCATTGACCCGATTTCATACTCCATTCAATTAAATTGACTTGTGGCACAATTGTTCTGTAATCGTCAGTGATGTTTGCTGATTTCATCAACCTTTGGACGTATTCACGACCATTGTCGGTCGGTTCGCCAACAAGTGGATACGCAGAACCATCCCATTGCACAAGTCCGTATGCAGGCCCTCCGACTTGTTCGGTGTCAGGGTTCATTTGAGGACCCGATTCACCTTGGATATTTCCGAGTATAGCTGCAGATGCCGCTTTACTGTAGCTATGCCCTCTTAACGTACTCCAAATCGCCCAAGCTCGCTTATCAATGTCACTTGTTACCTCAGGTGGATATTGACCATTCCAACCACCATTCCCTCCACCCGTTCCGCCATTGCCATCAATTTTAATTCCATTGACATAAAAATCACCTTCAAGTCTTACTTCACCAAAGAGGTTTAATTGCCGTTTATCTGCAGTTGATGATGCCGGAATTTGAACCACAGCCCTAGATAAGGATTTCACTCCACTATTAAGTGATAAAATTTGACCTTGTTCTTGAATGAACGCAACACCATTAGCTTTACCTTCAGAATATGTTGGTAAAATTGATGCGATTACTTCACCATGTTGATGTTCAATCTCCTCACCTTCAACTTTTCTTTCAAATGTCAGCTGACCACCGTCTAAAACAATTTGAAATTCATCCTCATCAATTGATTTTATGATATTACCTTTAATCAAAATACCGCTTAACACACCCGCACGAATATAATTCGCATTAAATTCACCATCAATTGTCCAAGCTGTTTCGAATTTATCTTTGTCAAAATCGCCATTAATAAAACCGATGCCTTCCGAATTCATCACTAAGAAGTGATTCGATTCTTTTAAGCTCTCTTTATTCATGATAACCATCTGATAAGGTTGTCTTGATTCACCTTTTTTTGCATCCCTCGGTGACATTAACAACACTGATCCACCTTTAGCTCCGCGAATAATATCACTTTGCCACTTACTTACTTCAGTTGAATCATAAAAATTCATTTTGACACTCTGCAATTCAGATACGCCATTTTGTACGTTGGCAAGCTGTGTTGTAGCCGAAGACCCCTGTAAATTATCACCTAAACTTGTGTCTACTTTGTTTGTTAAACGATCATACTTAACTGAAAAGACACGTGTTTGATAATGATAGCCCTTGTCATAATCGTGAATACTCACTCTATCTCCAATCGAGCTGGCGCCAATCACTTCGCTTGAAAATTGTACCAACGGTCGAGAATTATCTAATAACATTTGATAAGTGGCTGTTAATAGTTCCTTGTCATCCTCAATATCGTCAAAAACAACAACTTGTTCTCGCCTGCGCATTCCGCCATTTTTCATTGGGATACCATGCACTTTAGTTAGCTCTTTCAATTCCAGAAAAGCCTGCCCTTTTGGTTTGACGACAGGTGTTTTCCAGTCAACTTTTTCGAAACCTAGACGTTTACCTTTACCATCACCAACATCTTCACCCTTTCCTCGACCAACAATACTTGTGATAATATTGGAACGATTTTTAGTACGCACAACTTTTAGCGCCGTACTGCCAACTTCGTAACGTTTAGTGCTTTCTTTTCCAATTTTATCGTGTAACTCAATCCATTTTTTTGAAATACCTGTACCGCTAATTTCACATCTGAATAGCAGCTCACAGCCTAACGACTGAATCGTTTTCAGCGCATCTTTAACCGAGATATATTGAAAAGTTGCACTGGCTACCTTGTTTACTATCCCCGTTACATGCCACTCTCCGTCTGTTGCTTTAACGACTTGCTTCGCTATTTCAGTCAATGTCTGTTTCTGAGATTGCTCTTCCTTAACGATGTAATTACTCAGCTCATCGAGACCAAAATTAATGCCTTTAAAGTTCATTATCTCCGCATCAATTTCCTCTTCTTGTATTTTATAAAGTGAATAAACTGACTTGCGCTCTCTAACTGCAATGTACTCTGCTTGTTCAAGTTCACTATCATACAAACAACTGACCGTTAAAGTATCTTTCAATAAGTCAGATTTATCGCTTGTTATTTCCTGTTCTTGCAGGCATTGCATTAGTGTGCGATTGTTCTTCATTTTAATTAACTGTTGTTTGTTATCAAAAAAGTAGACACTCATAACTCCACACTCCTATACACAATTGACAGCGTTGCAACATCGCTGGTCACTCGATCGCCAGTTTTTAATTGAAAATTTGAAAAATCGCTATCCAAGTCGAGTAAATTTGTGCGATCGACATTGTTAACAAACACCTTGCCGTTTTTAAAGTCAAAAAGCACCACGTCATTGACTGCTAAAGTTTCACTCGTTATTTTAAGCGTTTGTGAACCATTCACAATTGATAAAGTGGACGTTTTTGTCATTTTAGCAGTCACAGTCATTGGTGTAACTGGGTAATGGAGATGATGATTAATCGCACCGATTGTTATATTTTCAGCACCATATTTATAAGGGTCAGAACAAAAAAGTGTAAAGGTACTGATAATATTGTTCGAACTTCCTTCTACTGTATCCGCTGTTTCAAAGCGTCCATAGTAGGTTGTCGTCGGTTCGTCTTCAAATGAAATAGCGACATCTTCATCACGATACAAACGAAACATCAACTCTTTAAAATCGCGTTGTAATTCTAACGCATTCTTATTCTGAAGTTTATAAGTGACAGTGATGATACGTGCAGGCAATCGTTGATTCGTAATAATTGCACCAATTTTTGCTTCTGTACTTTCCAAAACGATGGCTGTCATTTCGCGACCTTCAACTTTTAATGTTGTATAACCTTCCAATATATCTTCCAACAAAAATCCATCATAACGCATAGCTGATGTTGGTATATACTTCATTTTTCTAAATGGATCTTTTTTTACATCTTTAAATGTGTACATCTAAAAACTCACCTCCTAAATTTGCATATTGATTTGTGTTTCGCCACCCATCGCATCAGAAATATCTGCGACAAATGCTGTGAAATTTTGTTTGCCAATATTAACTACGAACTGGGCGGGTTGTGTTGTTGCTGTATTACTTTGACTCGCATCAGCTGTAAAAGAAGCGCTAATGGAATGGCTCATGCCGTTAACATTACTCATAACGTCGCCAAAACCATTTTGCAAACCTTTATCAAGACCAAACATAATACTTTGACCATTTTCAACGAGTAAACGTTTGTCATATGAAATTGGCCCTTTATGGTCTTTAATCCAATCCCCGATGCCACTAACGAATTTTTTACCCGCTTCCCATGCGGCTTTCAACCCATTAACAAATCCATCAATGATCGCTTTACCAGCATCAGCTAAACTAAATTCTTTTATGATGTTAAACACACCAATCATTTTGTCGATAAAACCAGCTACTTTGTCAACGCCACCTTGGAAAAAACCAACAATACTATTCCAACAATCGCCTAAAAAGTTTGCCACCGCATTAAATGCTGCGATAGTCTTCGCTTTAATCGTATCCCAATGTCTAATTATTAAACCAACCACAATACCGATAGGTCCTCCTAATATAGACAAAAGAGTGCCTCCCCATTTTTTGAAAAAGTCAATAATTGCAGTAAAGATAGCGACTACTTTATCTTTTATTGCCGTCCACAAATTCGAAAGAAATTCGCTAATTGTTTCCCAGTTTTCATATACGAGTATTGCAACTGCGGCTAATGCCATAATTGCAAGGACCGCTATTCCCATTGGACTAGATACAAGCTTTAGTCCGTCTTTAAAAAGGTCAATCGATGCTTTCACAGTCGCTATCGTTTCTGCTACTTTAATCAACACGACAACAACTGTCCCAACTGTGAGAAAGGCGGCAACTAAAGCCGTGATGATTGGAATCAACGTTTCACTATGTTCTTGAAAATAACTGAGAAAAACCATGACTGGTTCCATTAATTCCGGGATATACGAGATGATAACGCCAAACCCTTGATCGATCACCGAGACAATTTGACTAATAACGCTATTTATCTGGGTAACAAGTTCATCAAAGGCACCTAAATCAGCAGATTTAAGTGTTTTTGCAATTTCTAAAAAGACATTATTTAACCCATTGTCGATGGCACCCTCGATATCACCCATCGCTGTTTTAGCACCTTCTGAAATTGAACTGAACACGCCAATCTTATCAAATATTCCTGCGAGTGCTGAACCCATTTCTGCTATTTTTTGTGCTGCACCAAATGATACATCAGCTATTTCTTTTGTTTTATCAATGGCTGTTGTAATTCCAGAAACAAAACCATTATTGTCTATATTTAATTCCATGCTTGTTTTATTAGTTCCCATTTTTTTCTCCTTTCCTATTTATTCGCTTTCATCATTAAATCTGAAAAGTCGTTATCTTTTAGTGCTTCTTCTTCCTGACCTAACACCATTCTTTCACGTTTCGTATAGTCATAAAATTTTTCAAATGATGTGTAATACGGCCGCATTTCTTTGCCCATTTTTTTCGTAGCTTTAACTTGTTGTGCTAGCCAAGCGGCTTTATGCAGCGCATAGTCTTCGTCTACCATCTTTAATTGAAATGCCGTCATCTTGAGCGTGTATTCATAAAATGTCATACGCTCAATTTTTTTTAGTTCTGTCATGTTCAAATGTCGAAAGCAATTAATAATAATTTGTTCATAGTTTTCGAGTGAATTGAGGATTATTTTGTTTTCATCGCTTTTTTCGTATCTCTGGCTATTAGCTTTCCCGCGTTGTTACTTTCGATCTCGGCCAAGGTTTCCTCAAATACTTTTTCGATTTTATCACACGATTCTAAATAACTTTCAATATCTTCTAATGCTGGTCGTTTCGCCTCTGTTGAAGTGGCACAATGCAATACATCAGCTAGCGCTACAATACTACCTGAATGAATTTCAATTAGTTTTGTTGATAATCCAGTACCAAATTTCATGCCGTTGTTTTCGATAAAAAACTTTTTATCCAATTCACGTACAAACTTAATTCCAAAAATAAACACCTTAACTTCTCCATTAATCTTTAACTCCATTACAATTCCTCCTTTAGTAATAAAAAGAAGCTAGGTTTCCCTAGCTTCTACTTGTATAGTTGATATAATTTTATCGATCTGTTAATTATTATTCCCAGCAGTTTCTTCAGCTTTGACCGTATCTTTAAACACGTATGACACCACATTCGCTTGTTCCTCAGTCAAAGTTGCATAACCTTTTTGTCCGACACCATTAATAGCAAATTCCATTTCTAGTGCTAGACCATCCTCAGAATTGGATGTTTTTGAAAAACTTGAAACATAACCTTGGAAATATGTTGCTTTAAATTTATCACTGTTTTTTTCTGTGCCTTTTTCTGCTTTATCAATCTCCCAAATTTCGATAATTTCAGCTGCATCGAAAGCATCATCTAATTCATCAATGTAGGTATCTCCTTTGGCAATAATCGATGTCGCTGAAAACTCATAAACAATCGGTGCCATATTTTGCAATGGACCGTCCTTGGTCGGAACTGCTTCATTGTCACGGCTTTTAGCATTACTATGTTCCGTTTGGAATGCCATCTTCCAAGCTGCCCCATCCTTTTCATTTTTTAAAATACGGTATAATAGAATAACGTCAATTCCTTTTTTTGCTTCAGTCATTTTTAAAATCTCCCTTTTAATAGTTTTTTTAATCTTTGTTTGCTTCGCTTGCTCTGCAGTGGCAGCGTTGCTGAAATATTTCATTTTTCATTAACATGTTAACAATTTACTGCGCATTTGATACCAACGTGTTTTATTTAACGTCCACAACAATCGGAAACGGACGAGCAAGTCTTAAAGATGTTCCCCAGTAAAATTAAGCTTTTCTGCTGTTTGAAACTCTTAACTACTATCATCTTAACACCTTATTTCACCTAAAAAGTGTCTTCTTAATACCTTGATAGTACGGAGAAAATTCATTGCTTTTTCTTTCTTATTTTATCCCATAAAAAAAGATACTAGCTCTTTTGCTGGTATCTTCATCGATAGCTTTTCTGCTGTTTGAAACTCTTAACTACTATCATCTTAACACCTTATTTCACCTAAAAAGTGTCTTCTTAATACCTCGATAATACGGAGAAAATTCGTTGCTTTTCCTTTCTTATTTTATCCCATAAAAAAAGATACTAGCTCTTTTGCTGGTATCTCGTTAATAGAAATTTTGAACGTCTATGTTGTTACTCTTTGTTCAATTCCTAATTCACATGCAAAGTCAGTCACTGCCATATTCAGTTCCATATGGTATGTAGTGTGCTCAATCATTAATTTTTCCATTATCCTAGTTTTATTAGACCCAATAATAAACTTGTCCACGAATATAACTTTACGTCGTTCTCTTCGTTCAGGATCCAAAACACATTCGATTCGTTCCAATCCCTGATTGATTTTTTTACAAAGTATTCCATCTTTTCAAATTTCTCAATATTATCTAATGCTGCACTTTCTGTTGTACTATGGAAGTCATTACCATATGTTGGAGGCACAATAGAATAACTTGCGGTCACCTTTGGAGCTGCTCTCACACCTGCTTTTATGGCTTCTTGTTTATAGGCGGTTATAAGTAATTCCACATTTTTGACAGTTTTCCTCATATTTAAATCACTTGGTCGTACTTCTTTGTAGTTTTCTAATTCAATCATTAAGTTGTCTTGTGTGCTCATTCATTGTCCTCCTTTTATTAGTAAAGTTAGTTTTTATAACACTTATTTCATTGACAAGTAATCTCTAACAATGCGACATATAAAAACTCAACACTCGTTTCATGATGTTTATAGCGTTGATAGGAATAATGATCTCTATCTGCGCTTGATCGCACTTGTTTTTCCGTCTTTATTTTAATTACTTCATGACCACGAAGACGTGCATCAGCTAGCTTTTTAACAAATTCGATTTTATTTTTATTTTTAATGTAATAACGATTATTGATCATCGTTTTATTCAT